CTGAACCTTAGCAATCTCCCCTTTCTTCGTTCCTTCTAGTGCTAAATAAGCCTTTCTCTCATTATTAATGTGAGCATCATTAACACCTCGCCTTGCGTAAGCATTAAAGAATAAAGGTATAATACCATATTCATAATTCTTTTCTTTCCATTGTTTTAGACACATCTTAAATTCAGACTCGAATACAGAACCCCCTCTATCCATCTCTCCACCTGTACCCCATGCTAGGAACTGTTGCTGCATAGTCATCTTACCTGAGTCTGGGTTATACTTAAACAAAGCAGGCCTACCCTCACGCATCATCTCACCAAATATCTCAAATAAACCAATCTCATCAATGAACACAGCTGATGGAGATCCACCATTGATAGCATCTACAGCAGGAGTATCTACCTGGAAACGTGATGCACCACCATCCTCCCTACCTTTCTTATCTCCTTTCTTATCAAATGACATTACTTGGTCAGTCCAGTTCTTAACCTCTTGAGCTATTACATCTGGTAGCTTAGTGTATGTCCACTTAACCTTATCCCTAAATATCTCTATACCCTTGTCTTTAGAGTGAGTAACAAACTTAATGAAATAAGACTTGTTGAAGTTTACTCTCTTCATACCTGCTAGACACATGGTAGTGGTAAAACCAATCTGTCGGGCCTTACCAATCATAAGTGAATAGCCACAGTCGAATAGGAAAAGAAGAACCTTTTGAGCATCCCAGGCTTGATACGCTAGCATACCATTCTCAGACCTATCTTCCTTGATATATCCGTATTTGTTACAGAAGTAAAGGGTGTTGTCCTTACATCTCTGTATCTCTCTCATTAACCACTCTACTTGTTCATCCTCTGTGTCGTAATCAAGTATTTCTGAATCATCTTGAACCCATAGTTCTGCTTGACGACAGTATGTTTCAAATGGTTCGTAATGTATTTTATTCTGCCATCCGCTATTTATGGAGTCTATCCATTTAACGAATGATGTTGGATATTCAAATTCTTTGTGGGATGGTTTCCATTCCGTAGTAAAGATTTCGAGTACCTCTTTATTTTTTCTACTCATGTCGCAAATTTAGTAAATATTTGTGACAAATAAAAAAGCCACCTCGTTTGGTGGCTCGTTTATAGTTGATTGGAAAACTTAATAACCTTTATCTCTGGTTGTAGCATCAAATTGCTTATCTGCTATCTTATCTGATGGGTAGTAACCTTTATCAGACTTCTTCTTATTCTTCTTAATCTTATCGTATTTAGCATACGCTTTCTGAATAAGTTTAGGGTCTATGCCAGAGTTATTGTTTAGCATCTTATCCTTTGTAAGATTTAGTTTGCTTCATCTTCATTCTAGGCATGTTGTCAAAGCTTTTGTATTCTTTAGCTTTTTGAACAGCAGCATTTAATTTAGATGGAAGATCTTTTGTAGGAACAGGAGAAGCTGATTTAGTTTTCATCTTCTCTGGAGCTTTTTCATTTGGAACAAACTTTTCTACCCTAGTAAGTTTGCTTACTATTTTAGGAGTCCCTTCTCCTTCACCCTTAAATCTAGATGCTTCTTCGTTAGTAGCCTTTCTAGTAAATTTTTTTAAACTTGATTTTGGTTGTAACATTATCCTTTCTTTTTAAATTTAGACATAAACTTTTCTTTCTTCTCTTCTTTCTTAGATTCACCTTTCTCGTGTTTCGTTTTATCTTTTTTAGAAGAGTATTTTTCTTCAGCTTCAGATCCCATGTATTCTGACATCATAGCTTTTTTAAGTGCATTTCTTTTCATTAGTCGCAGTATTTTTTATCTTTAGTATTCTTGTACATTAGTTTGAAAGCTACCTTTGATGTAGGAGCTTCATCCTTTAAAGTAGGAGCAGCAACAGGTCTCCCCTCTACTCTTCCTTTATCTACGTAGCTTCCATTCTTATCTGGATTAGAAGCCCAATATTTATCTGTCTTCATATTTTTTTTTGTCAAAGATATAAAAATATTTTAAATTAAATTATCTACCAAATGTGAAAAAGTTTACAGCTACGTCATACGCCTGGTGTAACAGTTGTATATGATGTTCCTCCTTCTCCTTATCGTTAAACACAATTCTAACAGTAACCTGCTTCTTCACGAATAGGTACATCTCTACCACACCACACATTTCTTCTATCTGTGCATTTATTCTCATAGTGGAAACTTAATACTATCAAGTTGTTTAATTACTTTTCTGTCTCCATCCACTTTCACATGTCTATAGTCAATAGTAAGTATTCTTCCTCCTACAGGTTTAGGTGGCGCACCTCTCTCTACGTGCCATCCCTTACTTCCATCCTCATACTCCTCTTTATACGTTCCAGTAAGCATAAGATGAATATCCTTTAATGCGTGTCTGTGACCAATTTTAGCAGTATGCTCAATAGTATCTCTTACATCATTACGACAACTATTCTCATGTATGTGGCCCATAGTAAATACATCAAAGCCCTCATACATCTCTAATGCCCTAGTAAGGTTCAATGCTCCTTTCGTTACTACACCACCACCACCAGATCCATGAAAATACTTAATCTTTATGGATGTTCTTGATGTACCATGAAGCGATGAAGAAACAATAATCCATCCGCCATATCCACCTGTATAAACATTAGTCTTATTCTTATAGTTTAACAAGTCAACAAATCTCTGTAGTATATCAGTCTCCTGCCACTTAATAATTGCTGTCTCGTGATTACCATATCCAACAACAGTCATTAGGTGAGCATACGGACTAAACCATTCAACAGCTGTCTCTACAATGCTATCTAGGTACTTAGCGTTGTTATGCTCTGGGCGTATATCACTCTTATTACCTCTTCTATCCCCCTTACCCTGCATTAGACAAAAGAAATCCCCATTAAACATAATAGGGATGTTCTCTGATACGCAATAATCTAGGTGTTTCTTTAGTAATTTCCAATCACATTTAGGATTATCCCAATGTATATCCGATAGCATAGCTATCTTATTTTTATTTCCATTAAGTTGTATCTCGTGGATATTCTTAGCGTGTTTAATTACATTCATTTAATTATATTTAATTTGAAGTCTCTCTTTGGAAAGTCATTCTCGTATCTTTTAACAGCCATGAATAAACCTTTGAATGTACCTCTATAAAAGTAAGCTGGATTAACCATATACGTTCTCTTGTTTTTTACACTATAATAGCGAACAATATCTTCACCACATAGCACCTTCATGTTCTTTAATACGAGAGTCATGTTCATAGTAAGTGCGGATTGAATATCCCTTAGTGACCAACCATAAGCTTTGTTGTCATAGCCCATATCTCCTACTAGTAATCTAATAATCCTATTAGCAGATTGTGTCAGTTCATTCTGTTTCTTCAACCCATCGGCAAAAGTAATGAAATAACGCATACGCTTTCTTTTAGATAGCTGCTTGATTATATCTTCTACAGCTGAATCGTATGCCTCTGCCAATGGAACTATCTCTCCTTTCTTATCTTTGTAGTATAGTTCCAGGTCTTTCTGTCTATGGTAAGCTATCTTATCAGCCTCCATAAGTATCATATCATAAAGTAAACTACTCATCTTCTGAATGTCTTATTGTTACAAAATCAAATCTATTATCATCCATGTTAAATACTATAGCAGGGTGGCCGCCCTTAGCGTGATGCCTTCTTAAATAAAGCTCTATCTTATCTAATAATTCCTTTGATAACTTATCATCTTCAAGAACAGACCAGATAAGACCTCTTAAAGTTATCTGATAAATCTCATCCTTCTCATCTAGCCTCATCATTTCTTCTAATGCTTTTTCTTGTTTCTTCTTACTCATTTCTTCTTATCATTTATTAGTGATTCTACATTTAACTTAACCTTCTTGAGATACGATATACTCTCCTTATGTTTTACATGCTCATAGTATATCAATCCATTTAAGGCCCTATGGAACTCATCTATATTCATACTACCTTTAAGCTTATTACAGTCTCCACAGGCAGGTACCTTATTCTTGTTACTTAATATCCCTCCCCTGCTCTTAGGGTAAAGGTGATCTACAGTTCTACTATATTCATCAATAGGACATTTACAGTAGGCACATACATTCAAGTCAACTCCTCCCTTAGTAATCATAACTTAAATTCTATTTCCTTAGCTAACTCTGATAAGAACTTACCACTATTCTCTGAGGCTAACCCTGCCTCTATATTCACCCCATCACTTAATCCATCAAGATACGCTTCTAAAGCTACATCTACTAGTACCTTCTTCATATCATCACTTAAAGAAGCTAACATTCTATAATCAATTATTCTATCCATAATAACAAAGCTAAAGACAATAAATTAAATAAACAAATTATTTAATAATTATTAACTCTGGCACAATGCTTGATGAAAACACTATAATATTATGTTAAATAGACCCCCACTTTGTACTTACTTATAAACTACAGTTTGTACTTAAAAAGTGTAACAGTATTAAATTGATAATCAGATAGTTACAAAACGCTTATTTTATTGTTTATTTCTATGTATAATGATACGTGCCAATCAGCATCCAGCTAATTGCCCTTGCATCATAAAGCTAATATAACGATAAGTGCAGGATAATGCACTTTTGGTTGTATATGCGATAAGAGAGTACTCCATAGTACTACTATCCCTCCCCTGTTATAGGTGACTATGCTAAATGTATTATGCATATTGACGTTGGCGGCCCATTAATGTCAAGTTTATTAAGCAAAAAACTGGACACCCCATAGCTATTAAGCGTTATTATATGCTATTAAGTATAATTCATCCATGATAACCCTAATTATACGCTTTGAGATATAAAAGATACATAAACCTATTACTTTGTACCCCTTATGGGACATTGAAAAAAAGATACGTATTTACAGAGGTCTTATACACGCGTACCTATCCCCTCCCGTTCTCAAAAGGAAAAGTCAAATCTCAAATCCCCCCTCCCTAGCGTACTAACTATCTTTTAGTTATTGTACTTTGTACTATTACTAGTTGGGCCGCAGCTCCCTCAATTAGTTATTGTACTTTGTACTATATCTATTTTATTTTATTGCAATACTGTTGCATTAACTGTTATCATAAAGAAAATTTATATGTTTTTATATTCAATAGATTATATCTATAGTTTAGTGTTATCCTCATTTAATCCACCATAAAAAAACTTGATTAGATTTTAACCACAAAAAAACGTAGTAATTAATCAATTTATTCATTTGTTAAAAACTGTTAATTTTTTTAAGATAATTGAAAATAAGTGATATTATATTTTTTTAATCCGAAATTAAATTGTAATTTTACTTCAAGATAATTAATTAATCATTTATTTAAAAAAACAGTTATGAAAACAGAAACTTTAAACCCAACAAAACAAGCTAACAAAGTAAAAAATACTACTAAATTAGCACAAACGAAAAGTATTAATTTACTCAACGAAGTAATTAAACAAGATGCAAAGGAACAAAAGAAACAACAACAAGAACAAAACAAGTTAGATAAACTAGCTAGGATAAAACAACAAACAATTGAAAGGGGAAATTACAAACGTGTAGTAATTGCGACAAATAATATTTTCAAGCAAAATTTTACTTCACTAGGTTATCTATTAAAAATAGTTAGTAATGAGGAACAACAAATTTTTGAGGAACAAAAGAAAAATTTAGAGTTTAATCAATTTGACGAAATAAGGTTAACAAATATTTTTAATATCATTAAATTAGCTCGTAAGAATTCAGACCTTTACAAAGCAATTCAAGACCTTAAAGGGATAAAAACAAAATCAGGAAATTACTCCATTTTCTTTTTAATACGAACAATTAACACAAATTTAATAGAGTTACAAAAGTTAGTTGAGTTACAAAATTGGAAGTAATTAAACTAATTCACCCCTTTATTATTGGTTTAGTTTAGGGGTGCAAATTATAACAATTAACTTGTATTATTTACACTAAAATAGTTCTTAACTAGTAGATAAAAAAAAATAACAAGCGGTTATTTTATACAGTTAGTTTGTTTGTTAACTACAAAAATAGTTCTTAACTAGTAGTTAACTATTCTTTGAAATATTGGAAATTAATTTAATAAACGTCACGACGTTAACGATTGTTTATCCATGTCAGAAACGAAATGATTTTCAAATTGGAAATTTCGAGAGTGCGTTAATGTACATTTACATTGGCAGGTGCGAATTATATTCTTGTAGTGATACATATATACAAGGCGTTGAGTCTTGCACCCCGAATTTAGTATACGAGAAAATTGTAATGGGTTGACCTACGTTTCGGAAATTGATTTGATTATAGACTAAGTGTGGTTAGTCTAATACTCTAATTATTTAATACTGTCCGTTATTGTGTCGGGATTGCAAAGGTATGGAAACAAAACACAATGTCATAAGACTGTCATCTATTGAGTTAGATGGCAGCCGCTAATTAGAACTTTGGTAACATAGTTCACTATCAAGCCAATTTTAGGCAACGCAAATTTCAATTTTAATTCAAATAACATGAAAAATTTAATCAGGTTAATTGTAGCTTATTCGCTACTTGTAATGGTATGGGCTTCTTACAGTCTAATATTCGTTAGTTTATCAGTAGGTGCGCCAATGCTAATTCTAGGCATCGCATCAATATTATTTGCATCGGCAACATATTTATTAAAAATAACAAAGTAAAATTATGGAAAGAAAAAACATCTATTCAATTATTATGATGGTTATCATGGTAATTGGAATTATCCTAACTTATAATAGTTGGGAATTGTGGAAAGGTTGGCTCATAGTATGGGCAATGATCTTAAGTCTAGAAGTACTAGTCCTGGGTGCGTACATTGGTAATTTCATCAAAGAAAATCTATTGTAATGAAAAAGATAAAGTATAAAAATAGAATCATAGAACTTGTAAAGGTCTGTATGGAATGGGAGAATAAATACTATTGGGTTTTTTTAATAGATGGTAGGGGAGGAGATGATTTATATAGAACTCAAAAAGATGCAATTTATTCAGCTAAAAGTTTAATAAATGAAATTTAGTTATGGAAAGTAAAAAACAATTCAAGGTAAAAGTATCAGCTAGAGTATTCAAGGTGGATGCTCATAGTAAATACCATGCAATAGATAAAGTTTATACCGCTTATTGTGTGTTTGAAAGGGATAAATCAAAGTATAAAGTAATAAAATAAACAGTTATGGATTTAATACACATTAAAGTAACCTTTGAGGATATATTCTCAGGTGCAATAGAGGTAAGAGAATGCACTAGAAGTATGGACACATACAATAGAATGATGGCATCTCTAGGTAGTGTTGTCAACGTGTTCGATGGAACAATACAGTGGCAATGGAAAGTAATTAAAGTAGAACAAGCATAAAACAAAGTAACATGTATAAGTTTATTAAAATATTGCATAATGGAAACGAAAAACATTGTGCCACATTCAACTCAACATTAGATCCAGAGTACCACGCTTATATAAATTGGTGCAAGGAAAATAATATGAATTGGAAACTAGTAGATAAAGAAGGAAATATAAAATATAAAGGATAAAACAAAGTAACATGAGAACAGGAACATTCTATTTAAACAATAATGGTAGTAGATGGGTGCATCTAGATAAAGGAAAGAAAAGCACCATCACATTAGAAACTAAGTCAGGCAAGAGTATCACCAGGACCGTAATATACTACGAGTCATTTGGTAATTGGGCAACCGCATTGATAAGTTATAAAGGAAAGAAGATAAGCGTATTTAGTGACACAATTTTAGAAGATTAATTAATAATAAATAAAAAAAAGTAAAATGAAAAAGAATTTAAGATTAGGTATGGTAGTAGTAGCAGCATCGTATGTTGCGGCAGTTATCTATTCGGTAACAATGTTATGTAAATTTTAATAATAATAAATAAAAAAAACAGTATGAAAACAGTATTCAGTAACGCACATGACGTAATTCATGCATTTGCACAAAGAAATCAACCTCATGGTAGATCTAGTAATGTATTCTTTTACAATAACGAGATCTATTCGTATGGTTATCATTATTTACTAGGTAAGTTCATTGATGATAAGACAATAGTAATAGATAACAGAGGTTATTCAAGTACCACAGCAAAACATATTAGTTGGATTATAGGAGGTACAAGCCAATACAAACAGTTCTTTACTAGGTCATGCGACTTACATCTTGTAAACATTCAGATACTAGCATTGAAAGATAGACTAGCAAAGGCAAAGAAACCAGAGAAATACATTAACGAGATACTATCTCTATGGGATTCGCTTAATGAATACATAAAGTACACTAAGAATAAGAATACACCTAAAGACCCACGATACAAAGAGATTAAACGTATAGTCAAGGCATTGAATATTGATTCAGTTCAATATCAACAGAAATTAGCAGA